TTGGGGTAGGCGCTGGTGTTGTTGATATTAGTGTTAATGTTTTGCCTAAAATTTTAGTATTAACATCATTGATAATTTTTATTAACCCCATATTATTATTTATGTAAAAAAAAACTCTAGAACGGGATTGGACCATTCTAGAGTTTATAATTTTAGTCTTTTACTACAGGTTTCTTAGAACGTTCCTCCATCAATGATGAAATCAACTAATAAGGATGTTCCAGCTACACCGTAAACGTTAGCGCCGGCAGAAACGTTTCCAGTAAGTGTTGAAGTTCCAGTAACAGTGAGATTGTTGCCAAAAGTTACTCCACCGACAACATCGAGAGTTGAATCAAATTCAACTGCACCAGTTGCAGATAGGCTGTTATTGATAACAGTTGCACCAGTAACGTCTAATGTTGATTGTAGTGTTGTAGCACCAACGACATCGAGAGTCGAGTCGAAATCAACAGCACCAGCAGCAGAAACTGATGAAGAGAATGTCGCTGCATCAGTTACATAGAGAGTACTACTAAGAGTAGTAGCACCATCAACATCTAATGTGCCAGTAAAGTCACCGTTTACAGCATAGACGTTTTCAGTAGCAGAGATGGAACCAACAACTGTCAACTCTTCATTTGGAGTTTCAGTGTTTACACCAATTTTACCATTTTCGACATAAAGTGTCGTAGAACCAGCTCCAGCAGAAATCTCCAATCCACTAGAACCATAAATAGTCCCCGTAGCAGAAAGATTACCAGAAACGGTTAATTTCTCGTTGGGGGCATTGGTTCCAATACCGACATTACCACCATCTTTAATGATTAACGCTGTAGCACCATCGTCTTTGAATTCAGCAACGTCTTGGCTACCGTTTTGATTAACTGTAATACCAGTACCTGTACCATTATTAATAACATCAATTTGGGTGGATACACCACTAATATTGATGGTTTCAGTATTTACAACGGTTTGTGTTCCAAGAACGGAAAGACTACCAGTAACTGTTAAGTTACCACCAACAGAAGCATCATTTGTAATACTTACAGTATCAACTGTTAAGCCACCAGTAAGATTGACAGCTCTGTCATCAGTAAGTTTAACGAAAGTATTATAAACCTCTGTGGATAAACTTTCAGTACCTGTACTAGCTACGGTATCAACATAAAACTTTGTAGCTGCATCAGAATTTGAAAGAGGTTCAGCAAGATTTGTAATCTTGTTAGCGCCTAAATCAATTAATGAATCAGCTGAGAATGTTGTTGAGGAAAGGGTTGTACTACCCGAGAAGGTTTTGTTTCCAGAGATAGTTTGATCCGAAGTACGATTAACAAATGCACCATCACCCCCGATAGCAATTACGCCAGCGTTAGATCCGTAGTACAATGTAGAATTGACTTCGTTGAATGCGAGTTCACCACCGGACAAAGAGGACGGAGCTGTGGCTGATCCTGATGTACGGCGTTTAATTAGAATAGTATTGTATGCCATAATTTTTGTATTTAAGTTGTTGCAAAATAGCAACAATAATACTTATCCTAAAACGTCTTTTTTTTCGTTCCTTTAAAAAGTTCCGCCATCTAGTGGCTGATTTGTAGGCTCTCCTGCTAAACCGGTGCCTGCTACATCATCTAGTGTTACCACATCATCTGTGGAAGTATAAGCAATGACGTCTTCTGGTCGCCCCGAAGTACTAATAACAAAAGAATCTATATTACCAGGCTGACTGTTTGCTAAAGTTCTCATCATTAAATTAGGTGCATTGGCTGCTAAGAATGAAGCAACATTCGGGTTCATGACAGCATTGGTTGAAGATATAGACGGATATTGTGTTTGGACTTGTTTAATAAAATCTAATAATTGGTTGAATTCTGTGGAGTTAACTTTAATCATATCTGGGTTAAGGTTGGCTGTTGGTGAGGTGTCAAATATCGGGGTTCCATCGTATCCACCATAATATCCATAATCTTTAGATATATTAGTAACATCATGATCGAAAATACATTTTTGGGTTCCATCGACACTATCAGGATATGGCATAACAGACTCGTCTGGGTTGGTGCTTCCTTCCATTCTACCATATTCTTCAGAATCATTAATTTGTATATTAAGGGGTTCAGCAAGAACGCCAGGTTCTGAAGAGTATTCCCAACGTTTGCATTTAATGACCCAAATATAATGACCCATTAAATGGTTAGCATTAAATTGAAGATTTTGATCGTCTCTTTCGGTAATTTCATATACAGGGGCACCTCTTCCACCAGGGCGGTCTCCAAAACCCCCATATTCTTTTAATTCGATTAAGTCGCCTGCTTTAGGTTCCACACCCCAACCAAAAGTTTCATAATAAGAAGAAATATGAACAACCACAGTCATGTCACAATCCGCCATGATACCGAACTTAGAAAGCATAATAGCATCATTAGTAATGTCGGTTAACATGACTACTGGACCGGCACTTAAAAAAACAGAAGTAGGATCTTCTCCATAAAGGAAATTATGCGAAGTTAAACTGTATCCATTAGTATAGTAAGTGGTTTCAACTCCATAATGTTCTATTTGTTCTTTCCAATAATGGGAGAACAATTCTCGTTCATTATCATTGATAGATTTGTTAAGATAACGAACCTTTTCCACTTTAAGCCCTTTCTAACTTTCTTAATCCTTTAGTTAAAGTATGTTTAGGTTTATTTTTAATCTTAGCAAGATCGCCTGCAGTTTTTTTAGATTCTTCTAAAAAAGAAGGTTTCTTAATCCATTTTTGTCTAAAAATATCATAAGCCCCATTTAATTTTTCTGGGTCAATTTTACGAATAGTTGGAATATAAATTATAGGGTGTTTAGTACCAGTTGCTAATTTGTCATTTATTCCCTTAATCCCTTGTAAAATTCTTTCTTTAGTAACATCATCTAAATTAGCAGTATTGAGTTGAAGTCTAATAACAATAGGGCAAGTTTCTGAACTATCTTTATTCAAAATAGGACCAGTTAAAACATAATTCCAAACTCTGGTTTGCATGAATGCAGATTCAATATGATTAATGTCTTCTATATCCTTTTTAATTTGTTCTGCTACTCCTGGTAGTAAAACAGGATCATGACCCTCATCTGTAAAATAAAAAACTTGAGGATCTAAAGAATTTGGAGGAAATTCTTTTTTATTTAAACTAGCATAAGCATTTTTGTATGCATTTTCAAACAAGAACATAAACATATTTATGGGGGTTTAAAACGAAAAAAGCCCCATAAAGGGGCTTAGTTCGAAAATATGTAATTATTTTTTACTTAAAAAAGTCTCCAGTTTTAACTGTAGAATTAACTTGCATTCCTTTTTTGGATTGAAGAGATCCTTTTTTATCGCCTAATTCTTTAGGTTCGGGGGAATCTTTGAGTCCTCCTTTGTGGACAGAACCGCCTTTAGGTTTGACAGAACCTGCTTTCATGTGTCCTTTAGACATCATTTCAGTTCCGGCTTTCATATTATGAAGGGCGTGGCCTTTATCTTCCATGCTAACAGATTCTTCGTAAGGCTCTTCTTCAGAACCTTCTTCTTCAGATTCTTCGACTTCTTCTTCAGAACCCTCTTCTTCTGAAAGTTTACCGAGAATGTCTTGGAGTTTATCCATGACAGAACGAAGATCAGAAATAAGATCACCAGAATCTTCATCTTCTAATTCATCGACCATTCCTTCTTGTTCAGTAGGGACTTCAGCAGACATTTCAGTGGGTTCTTCTCCACCAAATTCCATTTCTTCTTCTTCAGTAATAGTGGCTTTGAAAAGTTTTTCAAAAGCACCTTCGTAGGATTTAATTGATTCTTTTGTCATATCTTTGGCTTTAGCACCATCTGAATACTTCTTGTTTTCTTCGGGAGTTTCTACATCTTTCATTTTAGGACCTTGTCCTTTAATAAGACCTGCTTTGCCGATTTTAGAATCTAGCTCTTTTGAACTTTTAACAACAGCTGATTTTTCTTCATTAAGAAGAACTTTGTTTGAATAGATTTCAGATAGTGGGTTTTTCATTGTTATATTTATTTATCCGATTTGGTTAATTTTTTTAATTTTTATTTATGTAAATAAATTTTTAGTGAGATAATATCTAAAAGATTGTTCAATCGCGCCGTTATCGCCATACCAGGTTTCAGGGGTTGATAAGTGGGGTTGGAGAGTGGTAAAGTCAGAAGACCAATCTATTATATTTTCTATGTATTGATTGGAATAAACTGGGTCGAATTTGTAAAAAAAGTAATTTATTAAAACCGGTTGTGTGAAGCCGTAGCCTAAAAAAGAAGATAAAGGATACACTATACTATTTCCTTCCGCCGGTACCATATATAAAGTTATAGTCCCATCTAATTTACTTTTTAAAATTATTTGTGTGCCTGCTGTTAAAAGGTCGTGTTGAGTGCTTAATCGATCACCAATACTTTGTGGAAAAAGTGGAGTGTAGTCCTCCATACCCCATAATTTTATTCTTGGTACAGAAGCAATATCTAACATTCTTTTAATTTCTGTTGGAAAATTAATTCCATAATCGTCACCGTCTACACCGGTTTGTTCAGCTAAAGATAAAAGTTGTTCAATTCCACAAGTATCAACATCACTATGATTATTTGTAAAGTTGGCTATTCTTTCATAAATTTTTTGTCCTAAATCTTCATTGGCGCTTAAATATCCAGTACCGACAGAAGCTGCGAAAAATTGATCAAACAAAACAGTATTTTTGTTAAGATTTTCGGGTAATGCTAAATCTTTAAAATACCGAGCATTATTAAATGATTCATTTAATCTTTTAATTTCATTTTTATTCTCAAATCCTAATACAGAAAATTCATTAGATTGTCCAGAAAGTTCTGTAACAGAAGAACCACTTAAAGCAGAGGTTTGGGCTATTATAGTGGTGTTTTCAATGGAAGTTAAAATAGTTACAGATGTAAAAATATAACCACCGGTTTTAAATCCTCTTTCGTCTGTTGTTTGAAAATAAAGAGACGGAGTTTCTAATTTGTATTGGTTTGGACTTAAACCAGAAACTGAAATATTGACAGGAAATAATTTACCCAAATTGTTCGTTTCAGGATAAGAAGCGATAATACCACCAGTTAGTGAATTGTGGCATGTAATTAAAATAGGTATTTTAATACCTTCCCATTGCAATTTATTAATGCCGTCTAAATAGTTACCAGTAATCTTTAAATTTGTTGGGGAAGTTTGTTTGACGTACCAATCTAAACTACTCTTAACTAATTTATTGTTTGAATGAGAGGGGTAATTGTAGACAGAAGAATCATAAACATTAGTGAATCCTGATGTTTGTAGTGTTGCTGTTATTGTTACTGGGTTGTTTTTATTTCCAAGTGCATCTACAAAATAAAATTCTCCTTCTCCAGAAACACCCACAACTGTGTTATTATCAAATACGGTAGTAGGCGTTACAGATAAAGTGGTTATAAAGTTAGAATTATTATCTAAAAATTTCCAAGTAGGAGTTAAAAAATTCCATTTATTGTTTACAAATTGGTATGGAATAGATAAAGAATTAGAAGCAAAAAGATCTACGTGAAGAGGAGAATTGGGATTAGAACTTGTTACTGAAAATTTAAAAGGAGTATTTGTTTTTAAATTAGGCTCAGAATATTGTTCTGGAATTTGTATAAATGAAAGAGAATCTTTAAATGTTAAATTGGCTGTTATTTTTTGTGAGAATGTACTGGTGTTTCCGTCTATATCTGTAGCAGAGAGGGTAATATTAAAAATCCCAGGAGTTTCAAATACAAAACTTGGTGTTTTTTCATTATAAACTAAATTTTCAAAACCGTAATCCCAAACATATTTTGTGACTATTGCTCCTGAAGTTAAATTGGTAACTGTAAATTTAGTTGATATTACATTGCCAATATTCGGACTTATTGAAAATTTTGCGTCTAACATATTTTAGTATTCTACGCCTTCAAAAATAGACGAAGGAAGTGTAACTTTTATTTTCGAAGAAATATTTTGTAAATTATTAAAAAAAGGATATTCAAAAAACTTTAAAGTGATATTATTTGAAGAAACAGTGACGTCTTCAAAATAAACAGGATTCCAGAAAAATAAAGAAAGACCTTCTATTTTAATATTAGGATCATCTGTTCTTTTGGTATAAAACGTTTCAACACCATCCACTGTTAAAATTTGCTGCGTTAAAAATCTCGTATCAATTGCTTTTCCGAATTGCAAATTGTCTCGGCTAAAATAATCGTTAAAGATGTTATCAATATCTTTAATAATAGATTGATTATCTCTTTTTGAATTTTCTCTTTTAATAACTTCCAATTCACAAAATTGTTCTTCTACAAAAGGATCAACTGATGTACCATTAGAAGTAATACCAAAACTTACTGCTTTATAAATGGGATCTAAGAATACCGGTTCTATAGTTGCTAATTTGCTAGATTGAATAGAAGAATTAATTAATTCTTTTTGGGCTGGTAGTAAATAATTTAAACTTCGTGATGCTGACCTAGGAACTACTAATAGGTACACATTATTAAAGTTGCAAGCGTCTGCATAAAATATTTGGTTGAATATAGTTCTTTCGGTTTTAGATGGATCTTTTAATCCTAAATCATAAAAATATTTTTGATAACCCGAAACATAACCCCAATTGTTTACGCATTTTACATCAGCAATGAGGTTTGAAAAATTAGACTTTACAAAGGTTTCAAAATCACTTGTTGTTACTAATCGATATTGGGATCTATAAGTTGCTGGTGCTGTTTGTCTTATTTCTTCTGGTGTTTCCCCCTCTTTGATTGGAGTAGAGGCGTTTGAATTGGTAAAGTTGAGATTCGACATTTCTACATTACTAAGATATCGATAATCATTTTCGAAAATATCAGTTAAAATTTCATTAAATTGAATTGTATTATAACGATATAAACGAGAATTACTGTTTAATGCTCCTGCCCCAATTTCTCCATCGACTCCTTTAGACGAAAGATAATAAATGGCTACCTTATCTCCTGTTTGTAATTTAAGACCATTAATGTCATTGCCGAATTTAATTTCGTATCTTTTGTTTTGGTTTAATCTAATTTCATATTTTTTTTCACTTCCATTTTCTAAAAACAAATTAGGTGTTTTCGAATATTGAATCCATTTATTAGTTAAAATAGGTTTGACAAAAACGTCGATATTAAAATGATCTACTAGTGCATTTCCTGCATTTAAAATAATTGTTTCATTGTCCTCACCAATAGCAGTATAAACTGGGTATTCTTGGTACTGTCCTTGAAACAATAATTTTTGTCTTGCCATTTCATCTAAAGACTCTGTTGTGATATTTTCTGTTTTAGAAAAGGTTATATCTTCATTGAAACTGTAATTTATGTTATTGGTTAAAAGATAAGAATAGCGAGGAATGGTGTAAAGTCCTTGTATTAAATTAGATGCTGAACAATTGAAAGACAGAGTAGAAGTTTGAAATCCTATTGGTGAATAATCTATGAGCTTTACAATTCGGTTAATATTTTCATAAAGTTGTGACTCTGTAAACATCGACTCGGAAGAGGTTTTATTGAGATAGTAAATGAGGGTGTGATAAGAATAAGCGATAATGTCAATAATACATGCTAAATTAGACCCTAGAAAATTTTGATCTGTAAATATTTTTTGTTCGTTTAATCTATTGATAATGAGTTCTCTTAAAGAGAGAGCGTCAAAAGATACATAACCTCCTTTTGGGATGTCAAAGTTATTTGTTGAGTTAGACATATATTATTTGTTTGATGGATTTTGATTGGGCACTTGAATAAATTGTTGTTTTTTAATATCTAAAATAAATTGAGTTTCTGTAGAAGTATTTAGAACAGGTATTTCTAAAATAACAGCTACGTCGTATTGATTGTTGTCTTCATCTGTTTCCACTTTTACCTTTAAAGGATTTACTCTAGGTTCATAATTTTTAATACCTTCATATATTTTTCTGCCTATAAGTTCACCGTTTCCTACCGTTATGGGTGAAAATAAAAATTGACGAAAATCTAAACCATATTTAGGAAAAAGAAACCTTTGACCCGGCAATGTATTAAAAAGATTAACCAAAGAATTTCCTATAGCCGCGACATCAAAAGAAGCTTTAACATCTCCCCCTGGTACTGGTAATTTAAACCCAGGAGCTGAAATTTTTGTTAATTCTAAATCTAACGATAAATCTTTATAAACATACTGTTTGGAAGTATATTCACTAGCTATCTGTTCTAAATTTTTTATTTTAATTGCCATTCCTTCTATTATTTAAGAGCAAACCCCATAAATAATAATACAAAATTATGGAAATGAAGTTCAATACACTATACGAAGGTATGTTAGAACGTTACCAACAAGGGGGTTTTATTGTTGGTGATCGTGTTCGTTACCGCAAGGATTGTTTAAGATTAGAATTTTTTAAACGCAAACCCTCACAATTTATTGATTTAATCAAGTCTTGTATGGATGAAAAGTTTGATCTTAATCTAAGAGTTTCTGCTGTAAAGTCCATTTACCCAACTACTTCTCAAAATTATCGTGGTGGTACGGAATCACCCGACTTTATTTACGTAGATGTCATTGTAGAATACGCTCCTGGTCTTTATAGAACCCCAATGACTGTCCCTATTGAGTCTTTAGAACTTATGGATGACGGTATTAATACTGGTCCTGTTCCTGATAGTCTTAAAAGAAAATCTAAAATTAATATCAAACCAGAAGAAGTAGAAGCAATTTCCGATGTTAAATTTGATATCAATCTTCAAAATAAAAACGTGGTAATTCCGAATAGTTCGGCTAAACACGATTTATCTAAGCCTTATACCGGCTGGCAACCACTGCCTACTAGATAAAAATAGTAGAAAAAACACAAAAATAACCTATACTAGCATTATGCTCAAAAATAATTATGAAAATATTTGACGAACAACTTTCTCGCAAACCCAATCATTATCCGTGGACCGAACAATTTATCGAGTCTATGCATAATGGTTTTTGGACTGACAAAGAATTCAATTTCAAATCTGATGTACAACAATTTAAAGTAGAATTGACAGACCAAGAAAGAGAAATTATTATTCGTACTTTGTCTGCTATTGGCCAGATTGAAGTAGCAGTCAAAACATTTTGGGCTAAACTAGGAGAAAATCTTTCACACCCATCTTTACAAGATTTAGGTTATGTTATGGCCAACACTGAAGTCATACATAACAATGCTTACGAAAGGCTCTTGTCTGTTTTGGGGTTAGAAGATATTTTCGAAAAGAATTTAAAATTAGAGTGGATTGAAGGAAGAGTTAAATATCTCAAAAAATACACTCATCGTTTTTATAAAGATTCTAAGAAACAATATCTTTATGCTTTGATTCTTTTCACACTTTTTGTAGAAAACGTTTCTTTATTCTCTCAATTTTATGTTATTAATTGGTTTGCAAGATATAAAAATGTTCTTAAAGATACAGACCAACAAGTCAAATATACCCGCAACGAAGAAAATATTCATGCTATGGTGGGTGCTAAGATTATTAATACCATTAGAGAAGAGTATCCTGAATTGTTTGATAAAGAACTAGAAGAAAAAATCCTCCAAGAAGCTCAAGAAGCTTTTAAAGCAGAATCTGCTATTGTAGATTGGATGGTTAATGGTGTTCAAGAAGAAGGATTGTCTGCTGATATACTTAAAGAATTTATAAAAAATAGAATCAATGAGTCTTTAAAAATGATTCAATTCCCCTCTGCTTTTGAAATAGATAAAGATAAAATATCTTCTACTATGTGGTTTCAAGAGGAATTATTGGGTAATAACATGACGGATTTTTTTCATTCTAAAGACACAGGTTATTCTAAAAAGAATCAATCATTCAGTGAAGATGATTTGTTTTAACCTAGAAGATTTTTTAAAAAAGGTTAAGATATAGAATTACATGAATAAAGACATTTATTGGTTAAACAAAGATAGTAGAAGTTTTTTAAATAGAGGATATCTTTTAGAAGGAGAAACACCAGAACAAAGAATAAGAGATATCTCGGAGGCTTCAGAAAGATATCTTCAAATAAAAGGATTCGCTAATAAATTTGAAGATTACGTCCATAAAGGTTTTTTTAGTCTCAGCTCTCCAATTTGGGCTAATTTTGGACGTAAAAGGGGTTTACCTATTTCTTGTTTTGGTTCTTATATACCAGATACTATGCCTGGTATTTTAGAGAAAGTAGCCGAAGTTGGTATTATGACTGCTCAAGGTGGTGGTACTTCTGCATACTTTGGTGATGTAAGGGCTCGTGGAACTTCCATTAATTCTGGGGGTACTTCTACTGGTTCAGTCCACTTCATGGAACTTTATGATAAACTGATGAACGTAGTTTCTCAAGGAAATGTTCGTAGAGGTTCTTTTGCCGCTTATCTTCCTATTGACCATAAAGATATTGAGGAATTTTTACAAATTCGTTCTGAAGGGCATGACATCCAGGATATGTCTATTGGTGTTTGTGTTTCGGATGAATGGATGAAAAAAATGATTGACGGTGACAAAGAGTGTCGTCGAATTTGGGCTCTCGTTATTAAGAAACGATTTGAATCTGGATATCCTTATATTTTCTTTTCAGATAATGCTAATAATCAAGCTCCACAAATTTATAAAGATAAAGGTCTAAAGATTAACAACAGCAATCTTTGTTCGGAAATCTTTTTGTCTAATTCAAAAGATGAGTCGTTTGTCTGTGATCTTTCTTCATTGAATTTAGAAAAATGGGATGAAATTAAAGAGACAGATGCAGTAGAAACACTTGTTTTCTTTTTGGATGCGGTTATGACCGAATTTATTGAAAAGACAGAAGACATGCAATTTATGGAAGCACCTAGAAGGTTTGCTATAAATCAAAGAGCATTGGGTGTTGGTATTCTTGGCTGGCATTCTTTTCTACAATCACAAATGATTGCGTTTGAATCTATGGAAGCTAAAATGCTTAACAATCAAATTTGGAAAACTATTAGAGACAAAGCAGATTTAGCTACTAAGGAATTAGCTAAAATTTTTGGTGAAGCTCCTATATACAAGGATTCTAAAGACAAAAGAAGGAATACTACAACTCTTGCTGTAGCCCCTACAACTTCATCTGCATTTATTTTAGGTCAAGTGTCTCCGAGTATAGAACCTCTTAATTCTAATTATTTTGTTAAAGATTTAGCTAAAGGTAAATTTACATACAAGAACTCTTACCTTAAAAAACTTCTTAAAGAAAAAGACCAAGACACAGATGAAACTTGGAAATCTATTTTAGTTCATGGGGGATCCGTCCAACATTTAAAGTGTCTTACAAACGAAGAAAAAGAAGTCTTTAAGACCTTTGGGGAAATCTCTCAAAAAGAAATCATTATTCAAGCAGCTCAAAGACAAAAATATATCGATCAGGGCCAGTCATTGAATCTTATGATTCCCCCAAACACTAAACCCAAGGATGTTAACGAACTTATGATCTTTGCTTGGGGACAAGGGATTAAGAGTCTTTATTATCAACGTTCAGCTAATCCCGCTCAAGAACTTGCTAGATCTATTCTTAAATGTCAATCCTGTGAAGGATAAACAATAAGTAATAGTATGTCTTATGCTGCTGGTATCATTGACGGGTATAAACAAGTCTCTGATAAGAGTGATGAATTAATTGATAAAGAACAAGTTGTTATCGAAGAAAAAAAACAACAACCTGTAGATTTGTCTTCAGAACCGTTTGAATCTTTTGTAGTTACCTTAGCAGAAACACTCAAAAAACAAAAACAATCGAAAAGAGCAGAAGTCGTTACAGAAAAACCTATTTTATCTGTTGTTGAGTCGTCAGAAGAAATTAAAACTGAAGAACCTTTTCAAACATTTATTTCTAAATTGGGTAATGCTTTAGAAAAAGAAAAAAAGAAAAAAACAAGTTCTATAGTAAAAGAATTAAAATCTGTTAATAAAATAGTTACTAAAGACACGTCAATAGAAGAAAAACAAATAGATTTAGTGGAACCCAAATCTTCTGTTTCTAAATATGCCGAAGAATTAGCTAAAGACCGTAAAAATGAAATAAAAGAATCTGACGAAGAAATTAAAATCAAATCAATAGTTTCTGAACAAATAAATAGAGTTCGTCAACTATACCCTAATGCAGGGGTAAGTGTTGGTGGGGGTGGCACTAATGCCGTTCAGTATGCTAATGGCGGCACCATGAACGGAGATCTTAATGTTTTGGGTCGTTATTTGTCTGGTGGTGTAGACTTGGCTGAGGTTTTCAGTGGTTCTGTTAATGGATTCAGTGATCGTTTGATTTCAGGATCTCAAATTTTGCGTTTGAGTTCTGATGGTTCTTTAGTATTTCAAACTACTAACGGAGAAGTTGTTTTAAGTAATTCCAATAACACGTTTAATGTCGAGAATCTCAATACTACAGAAACCTTACTTTCTGGTGGTGTTAATCTTTCTGAGCTATTTTTACCTAAAGAACAATTTATTATTGACGGTGGTGACTATTGATCTTTTAAGATTTTAGTGGATTCTAAATTAACATCAACCATTTGAAATTCTGGTTGGTCTACTGTAGCAAATAATCTTTGAAGCATTTCTTCTCTTGAAGCCACTACTACATTATTGTTAATGGTGACATCACTAGTTGTCAAAGAAGCGATTTCTTTTTTACCTTCAATATCCATCTTTTTAAGTTCTTTGGTGTCTTTAGTTTTTTTATTGTGCAAATTAATTCTATTTAAAGCTTCAATAGCTTTAGTGGTCGATGAAATCAATTCTGAAAGGGCTGCAATCTCGTCAGGGTTTTGTCCTTGAACAATATATTCTTTTAAATCTTCTACTGCTCCTAAGCCCGCATCAATAAGATTGCCGGTTTTCTTTAAAATATATTCATTGATATTATTTTCGTCAATCTCCGTCTCTTCGTGGCGTTTATTGGGTTTGACAGTAGAATAATCAAATGAAGAGAGTTCTTCTAACAGTGTGTCTAAATCTTCGTTCATAAAGATATTTAGTCTCCCCCTTGAAAAAAAGAAATGATCTATTATTATATTAATTTGATATGGAAATAACAGTAAACACTATTTACGGGGCATTTATTGTTCCTCGAGAAAAAGCAGATCAACTTCTAGCTTGGCTTCAACAGAATGCCGTTAAAGCAGGTCAACAACCTATTAGAGAAACCACTAATGACAATCAGGGATTTACAGGAAGGCAATTGATCAATGAATAATGTAGTCGAAATTAAATTTGTTAAGACTCATCCAGATGCGGTTCTTCCTGAACGTAAACACAATGATCCATTGACTGGAGATTCTGGTTATGATTTAACCTCAGTAGAAGATTGTATTATTCCTGCTCGTGGGGGTTGTGTTGTGCCTGTTGGTCTTAAATTGGGTTATATCACCCCAGGAAATTGGATTCGCATTGAATCAAGGTCTGGTTTGCAATTTAAACATAATCTTTCTGCATTTAACGGTATTATCGATGCCCAATATCGCGGAGATCTAGGAGCTAAGATTAACAACAATTCTGATGCAGATTATCACGTTAAGAAAGGTGATCGTATTGCTCAATTGGTTGTATATCCGTTGATTCATAGTTCTTCTTCTTGGACAGAATCTGCTGAAGAAACTACACGTGGAGAAAATGGATTTGGTAGTACTGGACGATAATGTTCGAAAATCTTTTAGTCGAAAAATATCGCCCTAAAACATTAGAAGATGTTGTTCTTTCACCAGAACATAGGGATTTCTTTAATTCTTTAAAAGAGAAAGAAGAAATCCCTAATCTTCTTTTTACTGGATCTCCAGGAACAGGTAAAACTACCGTTAGTAAAATTCTTATTAAGGATGTTCTGAATTGTCAGTATCTTTACATCAATGCTTCTGATGAGAACGGAATTGATACTATTCGTTCAAAGATCATGGGGTTCGCTTCTACTAAGTCTTTAGATGGTAAGTTAAAAGTAGTCTTATGTGATGAGGCGGATTCTATCTCGATGGAAGCCCAGAAAGCTCTTCGCAATGTGATAGAAGAGTATTCGGATAATACTCGTTTTATTTTTACTTGTAATTATCTTTTTAAAATCATTCCACCTCTCCAATCTAGGTGTCAAATTTTTAATTTAATTCCCCCTTTAGAAGGGGTTATTAATAGAGTAGTTCATATTCTCAAACAGGAAGAGATCAATGTACCAAACGAAGAAAAGAGTAAACTGGTAGAATTAGTTCGATCTGGTTACCCTGATCTTAGAAGAGTTATCAATGATATTCAAAAATTTTCTCATAATGGAACTCTTTACATCAAAGAAAATAATGCTAGGGGTTTAGCAGAAAAGATAGTTAGTAAAATCTTTAATAAAGAAGATCCTACTGAATTGAGGAGATTTGTTATTGAAAGAGAATCTGAGTTCTCTAATGATTACCAACAACTCTTCAAAGAAATGTTTGAAGTGGTATTCAAAACTAATTTAGATCAAAATAAAAAGTCTTCTATTCTTCTATCTCTCTCTGACGGAATGTACAAAGACGCTATTGTAGTAGATAAAGAAATTAATTGGTTTAGTACTTGTCTTCGATTATATTAACCACCACAACAAGTTCTTTTTTTGAATGCATGTGGTGATGAACTATTAGAAATAGGCTTGGGTTGGTCTGTTGGTGCTTTTAATTTAGACACATATTCATTGACCTCAAAAGTAGCTCCTGCTTGTGAATCATGTAATTTAGTAGTGTGTAAAATTTGATTGGTTGTTGCGTCATAAATGATGCCTTTAAATTTTCCTTCTTCTAATTCAAAAGATGTAAAGTATGATTTCATAATTAAAATGTGTTTGGGAATTTAATTTGTGGAACATCAAATCGATGAACCTTGACGGCAGTAATTTCATTATAAAAAACTTCGGTTTCAAAAACGTGTTTTACATTTATAACAAACCACTGCCCATAAAATTTATCTTGAAAGTCTCCGGGATCTACCCCGTCTGTTTTATCAATAGCAATGAAGCTCCCTGGTCTTCTTGTGGTTAATCCTAATGTTCTAAAATGAATACAAGTATTTTGAAAGACACCCAAATAAATTAATTTTTGTATACCGTCTGCTTGACGGATTATGGGGTCATCTCCATATAAAGAAAAAGTAGGTTTTAAATTTTTATTTTTTTGTTTATCTGTATGTAAATTTATTAAAAATAATTTTTCTGGGTCACTTCCACTTTTATAAAGTTGGTCTATATATTGTTTGGAGATAAATTGCCTGGCTGTTTGAACTGAAGGGGTTTTAAATTCTACTTGATAAAGTCTAGTAGCAAAATCAAAAGAATAAACAGGGGTGTTAACAAACTCTGTTGAATTGATTAAAGCCGATATATCTACAAATCTGTAACTAGTTATAGCACCGTATTTGAGAGATTTGAAATCTACTTTACCCCCGTTCGTATCTTGTGCCATGGGGGCTCTGTATGCTTTGGGTCGTTTACTAGAATCTGCATAAGATTGTAGAAAAAAATGTTCAAATTGATATTCACCCGGACTATTCGCGGTTTTACCTGCTCTTTCAAAATAATAGCTTAATGGTTTTAATGTTAAATACCCAACATCCTTTGCTTCTCTTCCTCTTTCTTTAACTAATAAGCTAAAATCAAAAACCTCTGTAGCACCTGAACCAGGTAAACTGCGATCACTTAAATGTTTATCATAAACATACATTAAACATTCATAAGCATTAGTTTGTGCGGGGGCAGTAAAGAAAATTTCTGCAGCTCCTTTTTCCCAATCACCGCTAGCCACAGAACCCGTAGGCATGCCCAATGTTGAAGAAACATCCAGTAAAGCCTTTTCTATAATTTCTTGCATCGCATCTCCTGTTGATTTTTTTTGTTGGGTGTTAGAAACCGCGGTAGAATACTCAATGATATTGGTAATCATTTTTTGATACCATTCATCCCAAAAATAAATTTTTAAACATTTAAGAACAGACGACCCTTGATTTTGTGCTCCTGGCAATTCGTCTATATCTTCCATGTCATATATAGAAAAAAGATAAGATAAACACCAATGTTTATCTTCTTGAGAAATTGAAATACTATTATTTTGTGAATCAGTAACGTCAGGAACGATTCTTAACCTTAATTTATCATTTCCGTCTCCTCGAAATTGATAAAAAGATTTTCCGTCAGATGACCCAATATTAGGTGCTGCAGAACCTACTTGTCCTAAATTTGAATTCATATATCCACCGGCTAATTCTGGACTATAAAAAAAAGTAAGACTTCCTTTTGTAACCCAATTAGCTAAAGTTTCATCTATAGAAAAATTAACAACTGCGTTAGGATTAATAGGAAAAATATTAGAAGAGGAAGCTCCATCGCCACTATCTAAATACAATTCGACAGTGTGTTTTACCTGATTGAATTTAGTATCAAATGTAGCTTCTTCAATAATATCCATTTTATGTTTTTTGTGTAGTTAATTGATTTAAAATTAAACTGACTGCTTTTGTTTTTAAAACTTTAATAGTAGTTCCTGGTTCTGGTAATTTAGTGGCGTCTAAGATATTATTCACCGATGTTATAACCCACCAAAGATTGGGGGTTTCATAATTTTTATAAGATATGAGAGGCCATGTATCCCCATAAGAAACATTATAAGGTTGATAATAACCATTCGGAAGGTTGTCGGGTATTACTATAGTTTGTAAAAGATTATAAAAATATCTATTATCTTCATCTGTATAAACATTAAAAATATTTTCATAATTTTCTTGTTTGAGTCTAGGTAATTGTTCTATAGAGTTTTGTAACATATATTTTATTTTTTAGTTGCACTTACTATGTCGTCTTGGCTGTTTTGAAATAAATTTCTGCTAGGCATAACCATATCAGTTAATGTCATTACTATTTCAAACGCATCTGGTACAATAGCTTTACTACCGCCTTCGTCGAGCATTCTCATGTTTCCTCTATTGTAAATTTTAAGATTAGTTACACAAGAGGCATAACTATAGTGTTGTCCTGGAATTTTAACTTCATAATACACTGGAGGCACACCAGTAATAAAACTACTTTTTTGAAATAAATTAGAATTTATTAATGTCCAACACAAACCTCTATTTTTTTTCCAATCATCTTCATGGTATGTATTAAAAAGAGGAAATTTAATTTCTATGGTACGAAAATCATGACTTTGCCAAAGTCGCGGGCGATCCATAATACCCACTTGAGGATACAAAGCACCCATAGCAAGACCACCCATTTTAGACGCACCACTTATAACTGCACCGACAGCTTCAGCTGCTTTTTCTCCTCCTAAAAACCCCGCTATTCCTTCTACTCCTTTTGCCATCTGGGGGAGAGTGTCTAAAGTTCCCCAAACCGGAGTTGTGACTTCAAAGTTCACTTCTGAAAAATACGGAAATACATAATAATTTCCGGTTGATTTTCTCGGGTATAAATTTTCATACACTGCTAAAGGATTACTTGAATCAGTAATAACATTTTTAGCTTGAGATAAATAAAATTCTAATTGAGTTTGTATAGTAGATTCATCAACTTCGTATTCAATTAATATAACTCGAGGAACCTCATCTTTATTAAAATTTTCTGATAATGTCCATCTATAACTATCTATGACATTCATTTCTCCATAGTTTCTTCCGAGATATAGAGGATCAATAGCTGCGGTAGTTTTTGCATTACCGGCATCGGCTGGTAATGCATTACTAGTTGTTAAATCAAAACCAGGCATATAATCTACTTAATCTTTAAACTGCAAATTGAGCTCTAATGGCTCTAATGGGGTCTACATTAGAAGCCGCTACTTGAGAAGCAGTTGGGTATTGTTGTTTGGATTGATTACCCCCAGCAATAATAACATTATTATTAGAATTTTGTTTTTTATCAAAAATACTAGCAAGTTTTAAAATGGCTTGACCGAGATTATTAATAGTTTCATTAGTATCTGCTGTATTAGATGCAACCGTTTCAAGAATATTATTACTAATTTCAATTCCTTTAGAATCTATTTTTAAACTTTTAGGTAATATTTGATCTAATTTGCCAAGAAGAGACTCGCTTGAGTTCATTTTTAATCCTTCTGGTAATATTTGATCTAATTTACTAAGGGGTGCTACAACTTCATGTTCCCCACCTTCAGCTACGGTAACTTTTCTACCTCCTGGTGTTGGTGACACGATACCTCCTTTAGCTAATCCAATTTCATTAGGATCTAATTTAGGTTGTTGAGGGGCTTGACCGATCCAAGAACGAGGATCCCAAGATAAATTGTCTACGTAATTGCTTATGGCTCCTTTGATACTATCTGTTATATTTCCAAAGAAATTAGTAACCTTATCCCAAACACTAGTTTTCATCCAAGACATTAAATCACTAATGACATTAGAAGAACTTTGTTCGACATCTGCAGGAACTTCTACTTTATCATTACTCCACCAATCTGTGATTTTATTCCACCACCCTTTAATACCATCCCAAGCTTTAGAAGCAAATCCTGTGACCCTATCCCAAACTTTGTCTTTCATCCAAGACATTAATGCTGAAAATTGTTTTCCTAAATAGGAATTGGAGACTTCTTCTTTAACTTCATTCCACCAATTTTTAGTATTACTCCACCAATTTTTAACACCGCCTTTAATTTTAGAAGCATAATCAGAAATAGTATTTGTGATTTTATCTTTTAAATTAACAGCAAAATCTTTAATACCAGAACCAATTTTTCCAAAGAAATCTCCAACGGTTTGAGTTTTTTCGTTCCACCAATTTTTAGTATTATTCCACCAATTTTTAGCTGCATTCCATGTTCTGGAAGCAAACCCAAAAACCTTGTCCCAAATTTTTTCTTTAATCCAAGATGTCAAATCTTCCATTACCTTGAGTTGACCTCCAACTACTTGTTCTTGTTTCTCTTCAGTATATCCGAAGAGATCCATAACCCAACCCGTTCCAGGAATAATTCTTGATAATTGTGTTAAACCTTTCGCCCAATCTTTATTATAAAAAGCCTCGCCTGCTTTTATTAATCTACCGATAATGGGTAGGTATTTTGATTTTTCATAAATCCAACTTGCTAAACCTTTAAAGAAATCTCCTATCATTCCACCTTTCTTTTTATTGGCTTCTGCTGAAGAGCCTCCTGCTTTATAATCTAAAAACGCATTAAGAACATCTAATCCTAAAGCAATACCAGAACCGATTAAACCAAAACCAGGGACCACAGCAAACGCATTGGCTATACCCGATAAAACATCTATAACCCCTCCTATAACGTCTCCTTTTTTAAATCGTGTGTAAGCAAATCCTAAACTAATTACAGTACCAACTAAAGGGATTCTTCTTAAAAGTGGTGAGAGAAGTTTTAATAAACCCCCAGCCATCTTTGTAAAAAGACCAGCAGATTTACCAATAGCAGTCGTGATGGTTTTTGATATCCCCTTTCCAAAGATACCCCTCAACCCTTTATAAGCGGTCTTTAATAAATTAACAGGAGCATTGACTAAAGACTTTATGTTTTTTATAAAGGTGAGTGCTCCTTTTTCTAAAAGTTTTAATCCACCAATTATACCAACTTTACTAAAAATTTTGAGCAATCCTTTAAATGGTCCATCTGTTTGAAGTCCTGTTACTAAGGCGGCTACTCCACCTAAAAGTAAAGCAATACCACCACCAGCCATTAATGCTCCCTTCAATACACCTAATAAACCAGGACCTAAAAGACTCAAAAGACCACCCTCTCCCCATTTCTTTTTTTCTTCTTTATCTTTTGGTTTTTCTCCTTTTCCTAAAATACCTTTTAAAAGATCTGGTAATTTTCTTTCTAAACTTTTAAACCCTTCATCAGTAATTCCGTGTAGTAATACTTTTTGTGGTGCTTCTTCGTCTTTAATAAGATCTACTTGAGATTTAGATTCTTTCTTTTCTTTGGAACCAAATAAACCAAATAAACCACCTCTTTTAAATCTCTCTAAAAAACTATCTTTAGGTGCGGATTCTTTCTTTTCTTTGGGTGTTAATAAATTTCCGAACCATTTTTTATTTTTTAATTCATTTAATGAATTTTTAATCGGTTTAAAAATATCATACCTTGGTAATAAATTTTCTAAAGATTTTTTAAATTTGCTAAAATCCGGTAATTTTAAATCAGGGATCCTTGGTAATCTAAGGTTCTTAAAAATATCCTTAGAGATACTAAGGTCGGGAATTTTAGGTAATCTAAGGTTTTTAAAGATGTTTTCTGGAATCCTTAAATCAGGGATCCTAGGTAATCTAAGGTTTTTAAAAATATCTTTAAAATCGGGAATTTTAGGTAATCTAAGGG